TTTTTGGTACCCAGCCAGGAATCGAACCTGGATATCCACTGTGTTAAAGTGGCGTACACCCTGCCTGGGTTTGGCCCTAAGCCAAGAAAGCCTCTCCCTACGAGGATGGGAGTGGCAATTGTCATTTTTCATTTTTGTTCACTTGAAGGTCTGAACAAACATAAATGACAAAAGAAAAACGGACCTGCTCGCACAACGCAACCATGTAAGCGTTGAATCAAAAACCAGATATTGTAGGAAGACCAAGCGATACCACACACTTGATCTTCCTAAACCAAGTAACCATTGAGAAAAGCTTGACCTCTATCTAGACCATAGTCTACATAAAAGAATTCCTCAATGGCCTTACACACGATAACAGACCCCAGCCTCATGTCCATTATCCTGTGGCATAATTCCTCCAGATCAACTGGAGTTAGATGTGGATAGCGCTTACACACCTCCTCATCTGAGATGATGTGATGCGATCTATCTACATCTGTAATATCCTTGCGGATAATTGGTTTCCGCCCTGTGCGGAAACGTGCTCGAAGTGCCACAAACACTGAGCAACTTGGCTCGTTCTTCCAGCCAAGCACAACATTCCCTACATATACTTCGGCCCGGCGCTCAAATGACATATTACGAAACTCAGCATCCGTGACTCCAAGCTTAATGTGGTCCAAATCACCATCTATTTTGCCAAAGCTACGGAAAAGAGTTCCTAAATTAATCATTGGCACAATCTCACCCTCAGTGGACAAGAATGAAGAGTACTTTAGGAAAGTTTGTTGCTGCATGCATGAACGACGAACGACTGTGACCTTGTGCCCAGCAAAATTAGCACCAGTTTCGATGGTCCTTTCCAATCTGCCTCGCATGCCATCACTGATGCCTCCAGACTCGACGATGACACTTACGATTTCTAGGACGATCAAAAGAGACGCCACATCGTTAACCGCAGTTGTAGTTTCATGCCCACTACCTTCTAAAATATACTGCGGTTGCATCCGGATGAACTCCTCCGGATCAGAGGGATTGCGACATGTGATGGGGGATTGAAGTCGTTCTATTAATGCTTCACACATATCAATTCCGACTACATCACAAACCAGAGAAAACAACACTCCGTAAGTCAGCCGTTTGTTATTTGAATCACATGACGAGATGTCAATTTCATAACGGTCTGACCACATTGAATTGTACACGGTCATTTTCTGGTCGTCGCTAAATAGGGCCGCATAAATGCCATTAGTGATAAAAGGCGCTTTGATACTCAAGTCATTTCCATAGAATATATCAATGATGACTTCAAAACCAAAGACACTTGAAAAATCCCAGCGCCGGCAGAGTCGAGCCTTAAAAATCTCAAAAACCCAACCTCCCTGAACACACGACATCCCGTAGGATATGTAAACCCTGCCAGCCTTACGAAACTTCCCGACCTCATGCTTAAACATAGCCTCGGGGTCGCTAGTATCGGCAGGTTCACCTAACACGACGCGGTGAGAGCGCTTAAGAAACTTTTCCCATTGTTGCCGCAGGGCCTTCTTTATATGCGGCTGGTTTGCGTAAGCGATGCGAGCTTGCACTTCCGACAAACCATGAGACAATGGCTCACAGATGGCTACACCGTAAATATCCTTAACAACCCTGAGCGGAGCTAGAAACATATCCAGCCAATCACACCCATTCCGTACAACAGCTCTAACATGACGCAGAGCTGCCTCCACGAGAGGATTGCTTGTCCATATGCCATAATCAAGTGACCTACTATCGCCACGAGACATCTTCACCATGAGTCTGCGATTCAGAATACCTGCATGCAAAAGACCCCTGATGGACTCTATCTCATATAGCTCGAGATCATCTTGTTCTGGAAGGCGCTTGAATAAACGGCTCAAAGCCCTATTCATGTTGTATCCTGTGGCGTCCTGCACCTCAAAATGCGCGCCGGAGCCCAGGAATTCGTACATCACCGTCTGATACCATTTGTACCCAGCTAACTCCTCAGTCACAAAGCGTGGAGGGAGAATAATTTCTCCATTCCGCATCTGCACACCTCGGAAACTCAAGATCTCAAACCTGCCATTCCAGGTCTCATCTTGATCGACTGTGGCTTTTGTAGCTCGTCGCCGGTAGTAGTCTCCAACTTGCAAGCTATAACCCATTGGGGTTACCTCACTCACCATCTGAGGGACTATCTGCCAGTCTACTAACTGATCTCTCTCCCGCCTATCAACGGCCATAGCTTGAACAGCCTGGCTCATTTTGGAGACGGCGACATTCAACGTAGTGAGATCATGCATACGAGCACGAACCAAGTCGGCAATGTACTGCGGGCCAGATCCTGCAAATGTTCGCTCAACATACGCGATCATCGCATTCATATTCGAAACGCTTGGGAAGGCATTCGGAAACTTCTGTTTTAAAGCATCCATATGAACCTTAACCAAATGAGCATTTACTCCGTCTAAAACGTAATATTTGCCCTTAACATCTTCTAAAATTCGCTCATGTGCGAAATAAAGAAAGAATGGCGATTCGAATCGATGGAGCTTATTCTTCTTAACAAGAACATAGTGATCGCGATAGTAGCCCGGTTCTATCATCTCACACTCCATCTCATAGCCAACCGGTTTAATTTGATCATGAA